GATTAAACTAATTGATACTATTGAAGAATGTGTCAAAGAAAAATGGCCTGAATTTGATGATAAAAAAGTACATAAGATATCTTTAGCTATTTACCAAGGATGGTCCCTTACAGATATTAATAGCACACTCGAAGCGATAGAAATGGACTTGGATAGAAAATGAGAATTTATGTAAACAAAAAAGGTAAACCATCTGTTGAATTTGAGTTTGAAGATCGACGCGGTGGCATGTTTGATACAAGATTAATGTTAAAAGAATCACCACTCAAAGAAGAATTTAAAGCCGATATGTACAAGGCAATTGATGGTGTTTTAAAAAAATACGAAGACATTTTTGATACTCCTATTTTTAAAGAATTAATAATTGGGAAAGAAGAAGATATTAGAAAAATGATTGATTACGATGATAAATTTACCGAACTTTTTGGAGGGATTAGACATTGAAGATTACTAAAGCGACAGAAATTACAAAAACCCATAATTGGCGCATATTAATCTATGGTAAACCCGGAAACGGGAAAACTTACTTAACTAATTATTTAAAAGGCAAGACACTGATTTTAGACATGGACCATTCGTCTAAAACGATTGCCGGAAACGAAAACATTGATATTATCCAATTTGACAGGACGCACCCTAGCGACTTTATGACCGAATTCTTGACAGAACTACCAGAACTTATCAAAGAATATGACAATTTAGTCATTGATAATATAACAAGTTGGCAATCAGACTGGTTTATCGAACAAGGTCGTAAATCCAAAAATGGAATCACAAACGAATTGCAACAATACAACATGTGGACCAATTACTATTTACGAGTATTGACTACCATTTACAGCCAACCTATTAATATTTTTGTGACTGCTTGGGAATCAACGCAAGATTTAACGCTTGAGAGCGGACAAATTATCACGCAATACGTCCCAGATATCCGCAAACAAGTCCTAAGCCAAACGCTAGGTTTAACCGATGTTGTCGGACGTATTCAAGTAAATCCAAAAACGGGCGGGCATGGAATTTTGTTGCAGGGCAGCGACGGACTATATGCAAAAAATAGGCTTGATAATAGGACCGTTTGTAAGGCGGAAGAGTTGTTTAATTTCGAAGGGAGTGATGCGTAACGGTATACCATTTACACGAATATCAAACAGAACTTATAAATGAGGCAAGAAGACATATTTTAAAGCATAATGTGATGATTGTTAGTCCACCTGGAAGTGGTAAGTCAGTAGTCATTTCTGATATTGCTAAGTCAGCGACTCAAAAAAACGGACACGTTTTATTCTTGGTCCATCGCAAAGAATTAATTGACCAAATCACTAATAGTTTTAAATTTCATGGAATTGACATGAATAAAGTGGATTTAATGACAGTTGGTAAAGCTAAAAACCGCTTGGATAAATTAACAAAACCAACCTTAATTATCACAGATGAGGGTCATCATGGGAAAGCTAGTACCTACCAAATAATCTATGAATACTTTTCAGACGTGCCGAGGATTGGTTTTACTGCCACACCTTGGCGTCTATCAGGCGACGGTTTTACAGACACTTACGATGTTATGGTTCTTGGTAAAACGGTCGAGTGGCTTATCAATAATAATAAACTTGCACCATATGATTATTACAGTGTTCTATCAATTGATACTGCGAAATTAAAAGTACAAAACGGAGATTACTCCAATAAATCGATTGACGAATCATTTGGTAAAAAGATTTTTGGTGATGTAGTTCAAGAATATATAAAAAAAGCGAACGGTCAGAAAGCTATTTTATACGCTCACTCGGTAGAAGCATCGCAGGCATTTGCTAAAGAATTCCAATCTATGGGAATTAATGCAATACACGCAGATGCAAAAACGCCTAAAGCCAAACGGGATAAAATCATGAAAGATTTCCGTGACGGTAAGATACAAGTTATCTGTAACGTTGATTTGATATCAGAAGGTTTCGATGTCCCAGATTGTACAGTAACTATTCTTTGTAGACCTACAAAATCATTAGTATTATTTTTGCAACAATCTATGCGGTCGATGAGATATCAACCTAATAAAAAAGCCATCATTTTAGATCACGTAGGAAACTGGAATATTCACGGCTTACCTGACACACCGCATCATTGGGAGAATTATTTCCGAGGAGGGTGGAAGAAGGAGTCGAATAAAACTAACACGGTACACGCAAAAGAATGTCCTGTGTGTTCGGCTTTGTGGCCACTTAGTCAACAGCTCTGTGAATTATGCAATCATGATTTTGGATTGAAAGAAAAACAAGAGAAAGAACGCATAGAGGCAGAACTTGAACTCATAAAACGTGAGCGGTTTAGAATCAAACAACTTGCTAATAAGAAGTTTGGTAAAGATTTAAAAACAAACTGGGAAATTGCCCAAGCTAGAGTCAAAGACGCTGGTAAAGGAAAACCATTATATAAACTTATCTATTTCTACTTAAAAACTGATTGGGTAGAAACAAACGTTAATGAACTTGCCGAAGTAACAGGCAAGTCAGAAAAAGAAATATATAGCGCCTACAATTGGCTAAAAAAGAAATTAAGAGGATAAAAACATGGCAGGATTTACAACAGATTTTTCAGAAGTTAAAGAACACGCAAAATTCAAAGAACAACCATACGAAATGATTGTCTATGATGCATATGAAGCAGTAAATGAACGTAACGGCAAAAAACGTGTTGTTATTGACTATGTTGTTCGAAACGATATCAAGCAAGAAATGCAAAACTACCACTTATGGGATGAGCAATATCCCAACTCACAAACTGGGAAGTATCATATCGGCATCTTAATGGGTAAAGCAAAAGCACTTGGTATCAAAGAGGGGCAACACTACGATAGTTTTGAAGCGTTTTTAAACGACTTCAAAGGACGCACTGCAAAAGTAACCGTTAAACTTGACGAATATAACGGAAATAAATACCCGAAAGTTCGTTACGCAAATCAAAGCGATGTGCCTAACAGCTACCACGTATGGAAAGAAAAAGCAACTGGATTTACACAAGCGGAGATTGAAGAAGACGATCTACCGTTCTAATTTAGACTGGGGGATAAATGACATCAAATGAATTTATTGAAGCTTTATCAAAATTGACAACCGAAACCGATTGGGGAGACCCAATCTTCGGCGAGTCAGTGCTTAAAGCTGAATTACGAAAACACTTATTTAAAATTGTCCCAATTGATCACAATGGGTATATCCACAAACTGTTTTATTCAGAAATGGTTAAAGATGAAGATGTCATGTATTTTGTGTCAGATGGACGAAAAACTTATCGCTTTTTATTTGGAGATACAATTCTAAAGACTGATAAACAAGGCAATGAATATCTCACATACTCCGTTGAAAATAATTTTCCACCATTTGCAAAACTAGTTATCGACTACATTCTAGGTGCTTACACGTTTTTTGAGAATAAACTTTATGACATTCGATATAAGCAATTTAAATTGATTGATGATTTTACACTTCAGACTAAGTATGGTTTCAAAGACTCTGGTCACATTTTAGAGATACTACAAGGTATCCACAAAACATTAAACATCCAACCAATCAATTATATTGAACCATATCAGATTGCTTGCAAGGATTTCATAATCGACCTTGAAAATTCTGAAATCATTAACCAACCGCCTTTGCAAAACGTATCTTATTTTAAGTATTACGAAGTAGACTACAAAACAGCAATAAACAGTAAGTCTATTGCAGAAGAATATCTTGAATACGTTATTGCAGATAGCAATTCGTTAAACAATGCAATACTACAATCTTATTTTATCGCCCAAGTAGTGTGTGGTGTTAGACCTAAAACCAACTTCTTCATCTCAAAATCTGGAGTAAGGACTGGTAAAGGGTTAAGGCATATAGCTTTATCTGGTCTATTCAATAAGATTGATGTTGAGCTAGATACATTAAAAAGTAATGGATTTGAAGCGTTACAGGCGTGGGCGATGTTCTCGGGTGGAGAAATGGCTCTAGCGACGGAACAGGGAGATATTCAAGGCAATGCAATGGAGCGTGTACTTAAAATTATTGCAACAGAGAAAACACACGTTGCACGAGCAATTGGGCAAAATCAGTCAATGGTTAATTTAACGAGTGTTCTGTGTATTGACACCAACCGTACTGTTGCGCTGTCGGATGAAATGAATGGACGAAAGGTTTTAATTCAGTTTAAAGATAGACCAAAAACTGAAACTGATTATGAAAGAGAGAGCATATTCAGGAAATATTGGCTAGCATTTACTGATCGTGATAAAAATCCAAAAATCGATGGTTGTATCGGTTTTCTGCTAAATTCACTCGAGCGTTTCCAAAAAATTGGTAAATGGTATCAATGGAAAGATGTTGAAGTATTTAATGATATCGATTTAGACGAATTTCAAGTTGCTTTAATAAATGCATTACAAGAAGTTGATTTTGTACAGCGAACTGATAACAAAGAAGTTATTGACTTATCATTACAAGTTTACGGAAAAAGCAATCATGCATTAAGTAAAGCCATATCTGAAATTGGTGTACGTAGCAGGTCGAAGAAAGTTAACGGGAAAACAGTCAGAGGGTATGAAATCGAAAATAAAACACGTTTTGATAAATATATCATTTAAAAAGGTAACGCATGGTCACGCAAAGTTACGCAGAATTTTCCATGTTGCGTAACCTACTCAATCTCTTTAGTACCAATCGATTTCAGCATTTATTTAAGAAAGGTTACGCAGTAACAAACAATAAGTCTAATTAATGATTTATTAATTATTTATTTATATATAGGGGTAGGGTAGGGTGATTTTGCGTTACTGCGTAACCATCCTTCTCTAACGCTATCTATATCAACGTTTTAGAGGTTACGTAGTAAAAAAGGGGGTGCGTTACCTTATGTACCACACAACAGCACTTTCATTCTTAAAAAAAGGATATCAAGTTATACCGCTTAGAAAAGATACTGGAACGCCAATGATTAAGTTTAAAGATATCCAAATAACGGAAGAAGTGATCAAAAATACAAACTGGTTTAATTGTGATTATGCTTTATTAATGCGTGGCATTTGGTGTATTGATATTGATACTCATGACATGGACGAGAAGTTAGCTAAAGAGTTATACATAATGATAAAAAAGATGGGGATTGATTTATTATCTGTATTATCGACTGATAAGTATGACAATGGACTAGATGGTTATTCGTCAATTATTAGGCATGAGTATAAAAACGAATTAATCAGTAATTTTAAAAATACATTCGCAGAATTAACTGCAAGTGGTGGTATGCACATACTCTTTAAAAAACGCGATGGTATTAATTACACGCAAAAAATAGGAGTAATGCCTGGTGTTGACATAAAAGCGAATGATAATAATTTTGTCAAAATATTCCCATCTGACGGACGTGAAGTTTTACAAGCAGTTAAAACATTACCTTATTATGATGGAAAATTTGAAGAGGAAGCATTTAAACCAAAACAAGAAGGTATAACAACCTATTTTGGAGGTTCTGTCACATATACATCAAACGGAAGTCACGAAGGCCGAGAGGCTTATGAACGTGTAGCAACTGGAACATCATATAACAGGAATAATGATTTGTTTAAAGGAGCGTGTTGGGCGTTTGAAAATGGTATCGATATTGATGATTTAACATCAATTATTGGGACGGTTAAAGGCAGAGACGTATTTACAAGAGAGGAGTTTGAATTAACGATTGAATCAGCGAAACGAAAAGTCAGCTACGTCACTATCAGAACATGATATCCAAAACCTTATCCGAATGGAATTATCACAAGCGGGGCATATGGTATTTCGAGCAAATGTCGGAAAGGTGAAAACAGCAGATGGTAGATTTTTTGATACAGGTTTACCAAAGGGGTTTTGTGATTTGTTTGGATTTAAACCAAACGGACAAATATTTTTTATCGAAGTTAAAAATGAAACAGGTCGGATAAGACCAGAACAGAAAAAATTTATGGAGGTCATGGCATCTAGAGGAGCGCTTGTAGGAGTGGCTCGGTCAGTGGAAGATGCCTTAAAAATAGTCAATGACACTAGTAGATGATTTTTACAAACAAATGGAGCCGTCAATCAAAGCGTTTTTAGACGATAACATTACCATCGCAGACAAAGAAGAAGCTGACAGAGTCTATAGATCTGTCAAATACTATAAAAAACTAAACAGATTGCCGCCACCTGATGTATTGGAGTGGTTTCAGCAAATCTACACGACAGAGGAAATGATAATGTTAATCAAGCAGTCTTACCGTCTTAAACAAAAAAAGACAGATGAGGATGACAAGATTTACGAAAAGTGGATGTTTAAAAACTACGGTGACGTTAAGCTCGTTAAAAAAATCAAACGCATGGACGCACTAGAAAGAGCTCGGAGAATGGGTCTATGAAAAGACACAGACAGTGGCATAACGATATTAAATATACACCTAGATCTTACGATAATCTGTTGCCTTATGATATATCAGAGTTGTTAATAGCTCACAGATGCAAAATAAAGACGTCTGATGACGTTTTAGCAGATAGGATAGGTATTTATAATTGGCAATTAAAAGCGCTCTTAGAACGCAGAATATTGCCAAATGAGAGCGTGTGTAAAACGATAGTAAATTATTTGAGAGAGGTGGAGTGATGACAGATAAAATTAATCCAGAATCAATGCAAGTAGCATTTGATAAAAACTATCAAACATTTTTAGATAAAAATGCAGATTACGGCAGCTCTTTTGAAAAGTCGCTTGATGACCTTGGAATCGTTGCAGGAGTGGTCAGAATCGGCGATAAATACAACAGGGTGTGTAATCTTATCAAAAACAAACAAAACGTCTCAGAGAGCATATCAGACACGTTAAACGACATGGCTAATTATTGCATGATGTTAGCGGTTTGGTTGGAGGTTAAGGATGATACCAAATTTTAGAGCGTTTAACAAAAAGATCCAAAAAATGTATGGTGTTGATGGCTTTAAAGCAATTGAGCGCAAAATATATAGATGCAGCTTAGCTGATGATGAGTTTCGTCTAGGGCATATGGAGACAATCCATTTTATAGAGGATAACCTTGACGATTATGTCCTCATGCAATCAACAGGTCTAAAAGATAAAAACGGCGTTAAGATTTTTGAGGGAGACGTCGTGAAATTACAATATACAATTACTAGTGATTTGGAATTTTTTAAAGTGAATCAATTCAGAGGTGGTTCTTGGCGCATTGATAACAGACGACGCGGATCCGAATTGTGGTTGAGAAACGATGACTGCGAAGTCGTCGGGAACATATATCAAAACCAAGTTTTACTAGAAAAGGTGGAAGAATGAGAAAATATATTGAATTTAAGGACGAATGGAAAAGTGCAACAGACCACCTAAACGATTTTATCGAAAAAAACAAGTACGCAAAAGTCACAGTTGTTGGTTATCAAGTAATTAAAAATTCTCCTTGCGAAAAAGATAGCACTTATATTTTGGCTGAGGTAGACGAATGATTGAAGAACTAATAAAACCGCTGCTAGAAGAGATAGAGCGGAAAGATGATAGATTGTATATGCAGTCTAATGTAATTGCCGTCTTAATGACAGCAGTTCTTATGTTACTGATGATAAGTATAGCCTTACAAAACAACTACGAAGCGCAAATCACAGGACTACGCACTCAGCTTGTACGGACACAAAAGCAGCTTAAACGTGCTAGCGAGGATAGAGCTAGACAGACTAAGCGGATAGCGGAACTTACGCACAACGGAGGGTAACATGATTAAGATCGATGAGATACATCGCATACTAGGCATCGACGAAGTTTATAAAGCACCCAAACGACTTACGGACATACTCTTTGATAAAGATAGTCGTGAGGATATATTTAGACAGTTTTTGAAATATGAAACAGATGTATCTTACGACTGGTTTATGCAATATTTTGAGGAAGAACAAGCTGACCGCAAAAATAAAAAGCAAGATTTTACTCCGCTAAGTGTATCTAAGTTACTGACTGGATTGGTAAGCGGGCACACATACTATGAGAGTGCAGTAGGCACAGGAGGAATCCTCATACAAGCATGGCAAAGACATAGGATATCATCAAATCCTTTTACATATAAACCAAGCGATTATTGGTATCAAGTAGAGGAGTTATCTGATAGAGCATTACCGTTTTTACTCTTTAATATGTCTATAAGAGGGATAAATGGTGTGGTGGTGCATGGTGACTCTTTAACAAGACAAGTTAAAAACATTTATTTTTTGCAAAATACAAAAGACGACATGTTGAGTTTTAGTGATATTAACGTTATGCCAAGGACTCAAGATATTGAGCAAGAATTTAATGTCAAAGAGTGGATTGGTGATGCGATAGTGCATGTAGAGAGTAAGTTAAATGCGAGGTAAAAATGAACATTGAAGAAGCGAAGAAAAAAGTAGAAAAATATAGTGTGTATCCGCAAGACACAAAAAATAATGTAATCGATATAAAGACTATCTTAGATATACTTGATCAAATCGAACTCGACCAACCAAAACCAGTAGTGCCTCAGTTTGTGGCTGATTGGGTAGAGGATCATAAGCAATCATTTGCGGATTCGTCCGCAATAGATATGTATGAAAATCTCGCCTATGATAACAGTCACGGTTATCATCATGACGTGTGGCTTTGGGCGATTGACCACCACAACGATTTTATTAACGCTTGGACCTATGGCTACATAGTCAAAAAAGATAAATTGTACACGGTTGAGATACCAAATCCGAATGGGCTTTTCTCCGCAAAACAAAAAGACGTCCATATGAACGCCTCCTTGGTTAAATTTAAGCTTAAATAAATTATACCACATCGGGGGGCTTTCGTGACGTTTTTTCCTGAGATTGATATCCAAAAAACAAAATCCAATGCCAAGCGTAAATTGAGAGAGTATCCACGCTGGCGAAGGATAGCTAATGACGTAGATACTCAAAAAGTTACAGCTACTTACTCATTTGAGCCAAGACAACCGCATGGAGTTCCTAGCAAACCAGTTGAGAGACTAGCGCTAAATCGTGTGTCAGCAGAACAAGAGCTGGATGCGATTGAGAGAGCAGTCAACGGGATATTTGATCCAGAGTATAGATTGATACTGATTGACAAGTATTTGCTCACATATCCAAAGACTGATTGTGATATTTATACAAAACTTGGTTATGAAAAAAGCCAGTATTATAACATGCTAGATAATGCTTTGTTGTCGTTCTCAGAGCTATATAAAGAGGGAATGTTGCTTGTCGAGAAATTGGAAAAAAGCTGGAATTAATATGGAATAATTATGTACTTTATATATAATTATTCATGTTATTATAGTACTATCAAAATAACAAGAAGAGATAACCTTTTAACCACTGGCTATTCATTTAGTCGCCAACTTTAACTACGATCAAACTTGTTATTTTATGGCATGTGGGACGTGCAGGTTCGAATCCTGCCGTCTCAATTAAACCGGCTTACTTTAAAAATAAGCACTGGGATCTCTAAGGGGACCACTTGCGCAGAGTAAGGCGATTATCGGGAACATGAACCGTGATTGGAAAACGGTGGAGGTAGCGCCTTGCTTCGGGACGTTAGCTAAGTCCGAAAACTCTTTGCGAAGAGCCAGAAGAAGATGTGTCGGTTCGATTCCGACTGTTCCTGTAACAAGTTAGCTTAAAGCGTAAGTAATTGGTAGACGTACCGAGGAGGGGCGCATGCGCAAAGCGCTGGGCTGATAACCCAGAGATGGAGGTTCGAATCCTCTGCTTGTGGTAAAACAGACCGACATAGATGTCGGGCTGAAGTCACACAATCGTGTGGCTTTTTATTATGGATTGGAGGTGGTGGAAAATCGCATACGAGGAATTAACCGAAAAACAACAGCGTTTTGTGGATAAGTACATCATCACATTTAACGCTACTGAGTCTGCAAAACAAGCTGGATATTCTGAAAAAAGCGCTTATAGCCAAGGTCAACGCTTGTTGAAAAATGTTGAAATTCAAAAAGCAATGAAGGAACGTTTTTTGGAGGCAAAAGATACTAAAGGAGACCGTATTCAAGATGTTGCAGAAACGTTGGAACAAGATACATCGATAGCCCGTGGAGAAATCCAAATATCTGAATTCAAAGAAACAGATATGCTGACAGGTCAAGTGGTTATCCACACGAAAAGAGAATATACCCCAAGTCACGAAGAACAGGGTAGGGCTAGGGATAGAATTTATAAAGTTAATGGAGCTTACTCAGAAAAACGTGAATTAGAGCATTCTGGAACGGTGGTGTTTGCAAATGAAGACAACATCCCTGATTAAAGTAGATTTACCATCAACAATCGGTATAGGTTATGGCGCTTTTTGGCGGTCTAGAAATTTTTATCGAGTAGTTAAAGGTAGCCGCGGATCTAAAAAATCTAAAACGACTGCTTTAAATTTTATCGTTAGATTGCTGAAGTATCCGTGGGCTAACTTATTGGTCATCCGTAGATATTCAAACACCAACAAACAGTCAACCTATACAGATTTTAAATGGGCATGTAATCAATTAAAGGTTTCGCATCTTTTTAAATTCAATGAGAGTTTGCCAGAAATAACTGTAAAGGCAACGGGCCAAAAGATACTGTTCCGTGGACTTGATGATGAGTTAAAAATCACATCTATTACTGTCGATGTTGGCGCTTTGTGCTGGGCTTGGTTTGAAGAGGCTTACCAGATAGAGACAGAAGATAAGTTTTCAACAGTTGTAGAATCAATCCGTGGTACTTCAGATGTTCCTGATTTTTTTAAACAGATAACAGTCACGTTTAACCCGTGGTCAGAAAGACATTGGCTTAAACGTGTCTTTTTTGATGAAGAAACTAAACGGGCTGATACATTTTCTGGGACTACAACATTTAGAGTAAACGAATGGCTTGATGATGTCGATAAAAGACGCTACGAAGATTTGTACAAGACTAATCCAAGGCGGGCTAGAATCGTGTGCGATGGTGAATGGGGCGTTGCTGAAGGTCTTGTTTTTGATAACTTTGAAGTCGTAGATTTTGATGTTGAAAAAACAATTCAACGCGTTAAAGAGACCTCGGTCGGTATGGACTTTGGGTTTACTCAAGACCCTACAACTCTTATATGTGTTGCAGTTGACCTCGCAAACAAAGAGTTATGGCTTTACAACGAACATTATCAAAAGGCTATGTTAACAGATCATATTGTCAAAATGATAAGAGATAAAAACTTGCATAGGTCTTACATCGCAGGGGATAGCGCCGAAAAACGCCTCATTGCAGAAATAAAAAGTAAAGGGGTGTCTGGAATTGTCCCGAGTATTAAAGGTAAAGGGTCAATCATGCAAGGGATTCAATTCATGCAGGGGTTTAAGATATATATTCACCCATCTTGTGAACACACAATTGAAGAGTTTAACACTTACACCTTTAAACAAGACAAAGAGGGCAATTGGTTAAACGAACCGATAGATAAGAATAACCACGTTATTGATGCGATTAGATATGCGCTTGAAAAATACCATATCAGAAGCAACGAGTCAAATCAGTTTGAAGTTCTTAGGGCTGGTTTTGGTTACTAGAAAGGAAAATAATGTACACAGAATCATTTAGAGATAGTACGGGAAAGACTAAAACATTAGAGTTTAGGTTCCACCGTGAAGCTCGCATGAGGTATCAAGCGGAAAGTCTAGAAAGCTTGTTAACCGAAAAATATAAGCTACTCCGTGAAATGATTGAACACCACGTTAAAGTCCAAAAACCACGCATACAAGAGCTTCTAGATTATGCAGAGGGAAATAACCACACCATCAGCGAAATAGGCCGTAGGAAAGACGATGACATGGCTGATGTTCGTGCTGTGCATAACTATGGTAAGTATATTTCAACGCTCAAACAGGGCTATTTGGTGGGTAATCCTATTCGTGTAGAGTATATTGATGGTACCGAGCAGCAGCAAGACCTATTAAAGAACCTATCTGTTAAAAACAATTTCCACCAGCTGAACCGCAGATTAGTAAAAGACCTATCCAAGGTTGGTCGAGCGTTTGAATTGATTTATCGCAGCATGGATGACAAGACAGAGGTCGTTAGACTAGATCCACGGGAAGTATTTGTTATCTATCAAAATAACCTAGAGCAATCAAGCTTAGCTGGTGTGCGGTACTATAACAAAAATCAATTAGATGGTACTACAAAAATTGTCGAGCTTTACACCGATAATAAAATCCTGAAGTTTGAATATGATGGTGATTTAACACTGATTAGGGAGGCTTCGTCTCATGCGTTTGGTTCGGTACCAATCACGGAGTATCTCAACACAGATGACGGCATGGGCGACTACGAGACAGAGTTGTCTTTAATCGACTTGTATGATGCAGCTCAGTCTGATACAGCTAACTACATGCAAGATTTGTCAGACGCAATTCTAGCCATTTTCGGACGTGTGTCATTTCCGCATGATGTTCAGACAGCCGAACAGCGTATCGAATTTGTGAAAGTGATGCGTAAAGCTAGATTGCTTAACCTCGAGCCTCCTGTCGACCAAGACGGACGTGAGGGATCTGTAGATGCCAAATATCTATATAAACAATATGACGTACAAGGAACCGAAGCCTATAAAAATCGTATTGTGTCCGACATCCATAAATTTACCAATACGCCAGACATGACAGACAGTAAGTTTGCCGGTCAACAATCCGGAGAGGCGTTGAAGTGGAAAGTGTTTGGTCTTGATCAGGAGCGTGTCGACATGCAAGCTTTATTTGAGCAATCTCTTAAACGTAGGTACAAACTAATCGCTCGTGTAAGCCAACTGCTTAAAGAGATTGATGACTTTGACATCAGCAAGCTTAAAATCACATTTACGCCAAACCTACCTAAGTCGCTACAAGAAAAGATTGAAGCCTTTAAAGCATTGGGTGGAGAGTTGTCGCAAGAGACAGCTATGGCTATTACAGACATCGTGGAAGATGCTAAGAAAGAAATTAGCCTTATCAACAGCGAGTCGAAATCACGTAGTCAACTAGCGCAGAAGTTAGAAGAAACCAGTAGATTGACTGATAGGGAGTTAGCTCATGACCACCAGAAAGAGTAAATACTGGCGTGACCGTATCAAGAAAGAAATGGATGCTAAAGAGGCAGACGATATCTCTCTTGAGCAATCCATGAAGCGATTGCACGATTATCATTTCAGGAATATCGAAAAAGAAATTGAGTCGTTTTATAAACGTTATGCTGACAAAGAGAAAATAGACCTTTCAGAAGCCCGTAAGAGAGCTTCTGAGCTTGATATTTCTGCTTACCAGAAGAAAGCTAAGGAACTTGTTGCAAAGGCTGAGAAGCTACGAAAAGAGGGGAGAACGGTAACAAGAGATGATTTTACCCACCAAGAAAATGCAGACATGTCTATTTACAACTTAGCCATGAAAACGAATGCTTTGGAACTATTGCGCTTAAACATTGATTTAGAAATGCAAGAACTTGCCAACGGCGAACACAAGCTAACCAAGAAATTTCTTGATGAAGGCTATCGCAAAGAAACCGAGTTTCAAGCTGGGCTATTAGGATTATCAGTTGCTAGCCAAGCGAGTGTGAAAAGCTTAGCTGATGCCGTTATCAATGCTAATTTCAAAGGAGCAAAATGGTCAGATAACATTTGGGACAGACAAGATAAGTTACGCAGTATCATATCTCAAAGTGTTCAGAGTGCTATCCTAAGAGGTAAAAACGGCTTAACTATTGCAAGAGATATTAGACGAGAGTTTGATGTGTCAGCATCTTACGCAAAGCGACTAGCGATAACGGAGCATGCAAGGGTACAAATGGAAGTTGGCAGATTATCCATGGCGGAGAATGGCTTTACTATGTTTGATATTATCCCAGAGCCTAAAGCATGTGATATTTGTAAGGATATAGTCAAGCATGGGCCGTATCATCTTGACAAGTGGAGAACAGGGGAAAACTCCCCACCGTTTCACCCGTATTGTCGTTGTGCGATTGTAGGGGTAGATGAAAGTGGTGTTGCAACAGACAGGCAATTGGACTATAATCGAAACATGAACAATATTGATTTGATGGCTAAAACTCAATCTTTTATCATTAACAAAGATGTCCGAGTAAGTGCCAAGAAAGTTGTCGGCACAAGATATGATTTTTGGGCGCAAGATAATACCAAAAAAATTAGAGATACGATTCAAAGTGTTGGAGAGCACTTAGACAACTTAGAAGGGTATAGCATTCCTAAAATTGTATTTGTTAAAAAAGCTAAGCTCCAAGGCTGGGCGGGATATGATTATAAACAAGACACTTTGTTTATAAGTGATTTGTTGAATTCAAAAGCCGCTGTGAGTGATATGCTGCTGGATAACTACTTTGCGGCTGTCGACTTAAACGGTATTCTAGTGCATGAGTTAACCCACAAAAAACATTGGGATACTGCTAAACAATTTTACAAACATAATAAAAAGCGTTATAATACACTTGAAGAGGCAAAAAATGCACTTGATTCGTCTCTAGTTTCCTATATTAAAGAACAAAAGCAATCTGATTATAATTATTTATATAAAATAAGCGAGTATGCTGATGTTGCTAGTTTACAAGGGAAATATAACGAAGTTATAGCC